TCATTAGAAGCAACTACTGTATCTGCACTCGTGCTTCCAATAGTTATCATAGAATAAGTTCCGGAATAAGGAGTTATTCCATAAATAACTGGTGTTCCACCACTAGTATCTTTTGAATTTTCATCAACTGCGTAAGCGATAGATTTATCTGGAATAGTCCATTCATCTATATCATAACCCCAAGTTGGAGTGCTTCCACTAGGAGAAGAAACTTCTTCAAAACCACCATTTAAAAATCTTGATTTTAATGTGTCTTTTATTCTTATTTGTGTTCGCTGGCGTATAGCTGGCTTTCTAATAATTTTAATTAAATCATTATTCAATGGTTGTATAGTGCTGTCAGCTTCTGTACTATTAATATTTGAAATTGGCGTTTCATCAGAATATAATCCTGTAGATGTACCGTCTTTATCATAAGTTTTAAATTCTTTTGAATAAGTTTTAATTCCGGTTATTGGGTCAGGCTCATCATAGAATTCATCTAAAGTTAAAGAAGCATTATCTATTATCGTCCAAGTACCTTCGTGTTGAAATATTCTACAATTAAACATTCTTAATAAAGAATCTAATACGTATTTAGCATTTAAGAAATTACCATTCTCATCTTGTAATGCGTCTTTACTGGTTAGGTATGTGTTGAGATAGGGATTATCATTACTAGAAAACCCTGAACCTGAATTTTGATTTAATCTACATAAAACCTTATATCCAAAATCTAAGCTTCTGCCTGATGTTCCAGCACCACTTTGAACGTTGATGTTTTTTAAACAATTTTGGATAATATCAAAAGTCTGTGGTCGTTCAGTTGTAACGTCCATATCATAACCATTGATAGTCCCAATTAAATCTGAAGCGTATATTTCAACTACAAAAGGCGTTGTTGTTAAAGGCAAGGTATAACTATCTTGCATTATAAATCCAGCCCAAAAATTCCTGTAAATTTCATATCCCTCTCCACCAGCAGAATCAAATATATCAGCAGATAATTTAATAATTGTAGCACTACTAACTTGTGCTACTTTTGTTGTTGCTCCTGTTGTTGTATTTACAACTAAATCTCCAACTTGTAATTTTTCTGTAAAATCTGCAGTATCATCTCTTAATCTACCAACTACACTATAAGCATCACTCGTTCCATTTAATATTTCTCTATTTACTACAACTTTAAACTCTCTATCATTAACAGGATTTAAAAAATCAAAACCAGTTCTTTCCCAAAAAAAGTCAGCTAAATCCCAATGTGTTTGTTCATCTTCCCAGTGGTCTCCACCAGTATTATCTTCTACGAATAACCTTAACTTACAATTACTACCGATAATTGGCTGAAAATAATCATCATCTTGTGAGTACGTTATAACGACCGGATTATCAGCGAGTTGAATATTATCAGAAGCTGAATCACTAAATCCCCATTCAAATATTTGTAAGCGGAATTTATTGTTGTCGTTATCATAAAAATTGGTAAAATATTTTTCTCCGTAAGACATATCATTATCCTGTTACTCTTGCTCTAAAATCTCCAGCCCTTTCTAAAGCTAAAATTAAATCTTGTCCCCTTAATGTGAACTCTCCTTTAGCTTGTCCGCCAGTCATTCTATCTAATCTATTTAAAGGTATAACTGCTTCTGCTCCAGCCTCTCCAATCATAGCTAATGTTGGCCCAGTAACAATACCACCTTTAGCCATTTGAGGTATTTCATTTCCTTTTGAAGTTGGTGTGGCTTGACTTAAAACTGTACCAACTCCAAACATAATAGCACCAAGACCTAATAATTTAGCTAAATCTATACTAGCTAAACCACCTGTAAATATCCCTTTGATTAATGTGTTTAATACGTAGGCTATAACTAAAGATTTTATCATTTTACCTATCTCGTGAATTATTTCCCCTATTGATTTTTGACCTTCAACTGCCATTTGTGCAAAAGATACAACAACTTGTTCTGTGATTCTTTTAAAAGATTCTCCAACATCCTTTGAAACTTTAGCAACTTCAGTCGTGGCATCTTGCACTACCTCTTTTCCTTCTTTAATACCTTCAGCTATTTTTTGGGGTATAGCAAAACCAAATTGTTTCGCTTTTTCTAAAATAAAATCTCTAACTCCATCTATACTATTTGATATAGCATTTTTAATTCCTTCTTTTGTTACAAATTCTAATTTGCCGTTAATAGTTTCGTCTATCCCTTTAGTAAAATTATTTGCTACATCTGCACCAAAACCCTTAACATTATCTCCTATTTTTGAAAATGTCTCATTAAATATTTCATTGATTCTAGAAAAATCCCCTTTTAAAACCGATAAAATTATATTTCCAAGACCTTTAAATAAATCCACTATCGTTTTAATTCCTGTTTGTATAGCACCGAAAACAGTTTTAAACACAAAAAATAAAGATTGAACAACACCCCTAACCAATAAACTTTTGTTATATAACTCAATGAAATTATTTATTATCGCTACTAAGTTATCTAATATCACTTCTGAATTATCATAAACCACTTTTCCTAAAGCTATAAATGAAGTAATAATTATTCCAATAGGAGATATGATTGCCCCTAGTGCAGTCATTATTGGGCCAAGTGCAATGAGTATGGTTCCTAGTGCAACCACAAGAACTTTTTGTTCACCTGAGAGGTCTCTAAATTTTTGTATTAAATCTCCAAAAAAACCAATCACCTTATTGATAACAGGAATAATAACATTACCAATTTCAACCGCAAAATCTTCAAATTGACTACTTAATCTTCTTACTTGGTTTGCAAAACTCCCTGAAGTTCTTAAAGCATCTCCTTGTGCGTCAGTAGTACCTTTTATTATTATATTTAATCTCGCTTGTGCTTTTTGTGCCTCTGTTGCGTTTTTAGCACCATCTTTTATGCCCATATTCATAAGTTCTTGAGAAAGAACTGTTTGATTTATAATAACACCAAATCTTCTAACTGTTTCGTGATTACCTACAATAGCAGATTGTAAAGCCCTTAACACTTCCGGTTGAGCCATATTGTTGAAAGAAGATAAATCTAAAGTTAATTTTGTTAATGCTTTTGACATCTCTAAACCTTCTTTTCTAGCAAACCCTAAAGGCACAAAAGTATCTTGTAACGTTCCCATAAATGCTCTTAAATCGTTTGTAGAACGTCCTAATTCCTGTGCAGTAGCCTGAACGAAATCTTCTGCTTCAGAAGTTAACTCTTTAAATACTGCTGAGAACTTAGCTTGTGTTTCTTCAGCATCTGACGCAGTTTTAACAAACTGTCTTCCTAATAATGCAAGAGGGGCAGTTAATCCTAACGTTAAAGCCTGTCCAGTACTTTTTAATTGTGTAGAAAGGTTTTTAAATTGATTAGATACTCCTCTTAATCCTTTTGAGACTTGAGAGGTATCGACTTTAACCGGAATAACAAATGAATCTAAAGGCATATTAATATTTTACAACAAATATAAGAATTATTTAGCTTTGCTTTTCTTTTCCCTTTCTTCTACGTATTTTAAGAAATCTTTATAATCTTTTTCAGTAGATTTTGGCTCTATAACTCGTTTAATATTGTCTTGAGGTAGTTTAAATAGTTGATGTGGTTTTTTAGCTTGACTACTCTTATTGATATTAGTATTATATATCATACAAGATACATATCTAAACTTCTCCCAATCTAAATTGTTTTGAATATGAAAATGTTCGGCAACTAAGTAACATTCTTTAAAAGTATATTTCCAAAAGTCATTTGGCGGGATACCCACTTGACCAATGTAATAATCTAATAAATTATTCCAAGTTGTTACTTCTTTTGAACTTGACTTTTTTTTTGTTGTCTCTCAATCCCTGCGTTGAGTTCGTTTCCTAAAATTTTAGTTTCCGTCATTGCAGTCATAATCTTTTGAAACTCGTCTTGCGGTAAATCATCTAACCAAGAGCCAACTTTGTAGATATTGTAATCAACTTCGTTTCCTTCTTCTTGGTCGTAAGCTAATAAACCGCAATATATTATTGCTCTGATTGAAGATAATTGTAATTTTCCTGTGAAAACTTTATCTAGTTCCTCAATAGCAACGTCTAGAGTTTCTGTAAGCGAAGCCCAAAAGTTCATACTAAAGTGCATAGTCCTTTGTTCTCCACCTATTTTGAGAGAATAATATCCTCTTTGTTTATTCAT